ACGCTTGCCGTGCGTGTCGCTCGGTCGAAGGACACAGCAACACGCCCCACGCTCACCACACCCGGGGTCTCACGCACGATCCGGGTGATTTCCGAGCGAAGAAGCGCCAGACCCACGCTCGCCGGCTTCTCGAAGATTTGATCCCAGTACCGCACGCCGACCCGCAGATCGTACGCCCAGGTCCCTGCGAGCGTTTCGAGCCCCACACGGATCCGGTCTACGATCTCCGTCGGTCCTTGGGCGAGCAGAAGATGCCGCTCGTCCGAGGACAGGGCGATGTCGCCGGAGACGTCGAAACCTCGAGTCACGACGTCACTCCTAGCACGGCAGACCCGACTGCGCTAGGCGGTGTCGGTGGAACGATCGGCATAGTCGTCGGGGAGCCGGGTGCTGCTGATGTGTGTGTGTGCGTGGAGAGCCACGTAACCAAGGTCGCCATCAGAGTCGTGAACTCAAACGCCGTCAGCACAGGTAGACCCACCCCCCCCGCGAGCCCGACCGTCGCCACGCCCGACACGATCTGCATGACCGTCCCAACGTCTTCGCCGAAAGCCGGGCCTTTGAGCGCAGCCGGGTAAATCAGCGGGGCGATATCCGGCGTGGCCCCAGGAATTGCGTAGGCGAAAAGTCCGTGGCGGCGAAGCAGGGCGGGAGCCTGGACGCCTCCGCTCAGCCGCCACGGGGAAAAATCCTGCTCGCAGAACACCAGGAGCACGGAGTCTCCGGACTCAAGCGGGAAGTGCAAAAACGCTCCGCCCCCACGAGGCCAGAGCACCGGTACGTCTTCGAGGATCGGCATTCCCTCGATCACGGGCTGGCAGACGCACTGCTGCAACGCAGGCAGGTACGACGAGACCTTCGCCGGGATCGCTGTGTGCACTCCGTCCAAAGAGTGTTCAATCGCGCCTTTGATGATGTCTTCCCAACGCGGTGTGCTCATAGCTGCCCCTCGAATTCCGTGTACCAGTCTATACCGTGAGTGTCCCCCACGTGTCGCACACTCGTGCAGAGATAGAGCGCCGGCGCGCCAGTCGCAGCGCCCTGCACGATCAGTTGTTGCCCCGGCAGAAGTCCAGGCAGAAGCAAGCACTTCCCTGTGCAGACGGTTACCTTCGTGCGCTCTTTCTTTTTCGTAATCAGGTTGCGTTTAGTGATCTTCCGTGTGCGGACTTCGGTTGTGCCGACAAGCCCGGTCAGCGGAGAAATCACCGGCGCAATCCCGCTCGGCGCATCCGCGACGCGTACTTGCAGCGCCGAGTCCTGCACTGACCACGCGAGCCCAACCGACCGCATGAAGTGTGTCATCTCGTCGAGAATCGGACCGTCTACGGATAGCGCCACGGCGAGTGCGGGACCTGTGATCAGAGACGCGGCCGCGCTCGCAATCGTGGATGTTCCAGGATCCACCTTGAGCTCCGCGGCGAAGTCTTGGACCACCTTTGCGAGGGGGGTGCCGCGCTTCCAGGTCTTTGAGATTGACCCGGACGCGAGCGGATCGCCGTCGCGATTGAGCTCGCCGTCCCCGCCCTCTATTGTGGTGATCCAGTCCGCGCCGGCGTGCTCGGAGTGTGCCTCACGGAGCATCCCGGCGAAAATCACGCCGTCGGACTCGCGATAGCCCGCGGTGATCCGGCAGGGGATCCCTTGCTTATCCTCGAGGTATTTGCGGTGATCTGGAGAGAGATTGTAGACCTGCACACGCACGGAATTCGGATAGGGTTTTTCATCTCGCTCGACCCGAAAGGTCATGCGCAAAGACCCGGCGTCCGTCGCCCCGACGGCGAACCCGCCAAGCGCGAGCGGGCCGCCCTCGCCGAGCTCGACGTTCACGCTCCGGATCCACTGCTCGGTCATGCCGCGGCCTCCACGTACCAGAGCCGCACACGCGCGCCGAGGTCTGTCAACCCGGGGTGCTCAATCGACCTGTCAAGCGGCACCGCCACCAAGGCTCCCGGCGGACGTCCGGTGACCGTACTCCCCCGGAGAAGGTTCACGCCGCAGGACACCACGCGCCCCGAAAGAACGGAGACGCCCGCGGCCGTTTCCAGCGAAATCGTCCAGTGTTCCGTGCGCGTGTTCCACAAGAGCGTGATCAAATAGTCCGCTCCGTCGAGCCGCGAAACCTGCGAGTAGGCGTGCTGCGTCCCTGAGGAGTCCGCGAAAATCTCGACGGTCGCCATCAGAGGAACTCCCCCAGCGACCCGATCCCGAGAGCCGTGCTCGCGTGTTCCTCGACGTCAGCCACAATCGCGGATGTGCCCTTTTTCCCGAAGGGAAGGAGTGGCAAGGCGCGCAACGCGCTCGGCACCGGGAAGCCCCCGAGCAAAGAAGACGCGGAGGTCTCCACGGTTTGGACGTGCCGCGCCCGCACAGAGATCCGCGCAAGGCCAGACTCCCGTCCGCCCTGGCGACGTAGGCGCAACGACGTGAGCACATACCCGTCCAGGACCTGCCCTTTGAGCGAGAATTTCACCAGCCGCGCGGAGTCGATCGCCCCCGCGATTGCGTCGTACACCTCGAGTACGCGGTCCCGATCCTCTTTCGCTGTGAGCGCCCAGATCTCGACCTGCGAATTCGAGCTCAGCCCCAACGCTCCGGCGGCTGCGTCAATCAGCATGCCAGCGCCCATGGTCAGGAATAGCAACCCCTCCGGGCGGAACTCGCTCTGCCGGACTTCGTTTTCGATTTTTTGCCACTCGAGTTCGTCATCTCGAAACGCAAGCTCGCTCTGAGCAAATTCGACAGAGAGCTCGTCCGGGCGGTGGATGACGTGATCTGACACCTCCGACCCGGTTTCGATTGGGTGGCTCGTGACCTCGGCGGTTTTCTCTGGCTCCCAGGAGGTGACGCAGTCCGCAGTCACCACACCAGCGGGAGCACCCGAGAGCAGGTCCGCGTCCCAAAAAAGAAGGTCGGTCATTCCGCAGCCCCTACCAGGGCACCCTGGAGTTGCCCCAAATCCACGCCTTGCTGCCTGGAAACAGCGCCCTCGACGGCGCGTCCCGTGGCCGCGGGAGTACCCGCGCCGGTCACGTTGATCGTGGTGGTGCGGCGGTCGGTGAGAGTCACCGCCCGCGCTCCGCCCCGGATGACGGGTGTGGACAGACGCGGCTCGTACGTGCGCGCGATCTCAGGGCTTGCGAGCCGCGCAGTCGACGGCATCGACACCACGCTCGGCAGCATACCCGGCATCCCAGGTTGGATCATCAGCCCCTGGCGCCTGGCGATATCCTGCATCTGCGCCTGGTTTCGCGCTTCCGCCGCTCCGCCGATAGCGCCCGCGACTGCCCCCGCGGGAAGCGCACCGGCGCCAGCAACAAGAGGCGCGAATTTGCCGACTGTCTTAATGATGTTTTTTGCCGCGGTCGCCGGAGCCCTGGGCGCCGGAGCCCCGGGCGCTCTCTCAGCCGCGTTCTTTTCCACGAGTGCCTGCACAAGCGTGCGCACTAGCCCGGCAGCGCCCTTCGCGGCAGATCCGATTTGCGCGATGCCAGAGACTACGGTCGCTAGCCCCGAGATGATTTTCGCGGCGAAGATCGCCTCGATTGCGTACTTCGCGATCGTACAAGCGTCGGAGATAGTCTCTTTGATCTTGGGCCAGTTGTCTTGGATCCACTCGACCGCGGTCAGGAAGCCGTCGATCATCCCGTCCAAGGAAGACGCGAGCCCGCTCAGAGCGTCCGCCCCGCCGAGCGCGCCGCGCCGGAGGATCTGTTCGACGCGCGGCCAGTGGATCTCCACGAGGTCTAGAAAGTCCTGAAGCAAGCGCGTGATCGCGCGCGTGGTAGCTTCAAGCGTGCCGTCGGATTGAAATCGCGCGAACATCCCACCGATCGTGCGCGCTAGTGAATTGAACGTCGGCTCTAGGGTCTGCCCGAGGTCGAGCAGCCACGAATCCCAGGCGGCTTTCGCCTTGCCCAACCCGCCGCGCATAGTCGCCCCGGCGAGCTTTGCGGCAGCTTCGCCGGGGGCTTTCGTCCCAAGCGTTACAAACGTGGCCTCCTCTACAGCGCGGATAGCGACGTCGGCCGTCACCTTGCCGGCCTCTTTCAGCTTACGCGCTTCTTTGACTGACACTCCGAGTTGTTTGGCGATCGATTCCCACACCCGATCAATCGAAATTCCGGTCTCCTGTAGCTGGCGGAGCTCGTCCCCCTGCAAAACCCCGGCGCCCTTGATTTGCGCCAAAGCGAGCTGGATCCGTCCGACGGTTTCGTCGGTCATCCCGAGACCGGCTTTCAGATCAGCTGTTAGCCGTGTTAGCGAAAGGGCTTTATCTGCCGAGAATCCTACCGCTCGAAGTCGTTTATAGGCGTCGATCGTGGGCTGCAGCGCGAGCCCGTATTCCAAGGCAGCCGCGCGTGCTTGTTCGAATTCGGCACCTCCTTTTTGCTCCCCGAGCCCGGAGATCATCCCGAGGCCTTTGCGCACCGACTCGGCCCATGTCGAGGCTTCGAAGGCCTTCCCGACTAGATCGCCGGTCATGCGCCGAGCGAGCGACCCGAGGGCTCGCCCCACACGCAAAATCGAATACGCTAGCCCAGTCCAGAACGCTGCGTGCAGCATGCTGCCGACGATCCCGCGCCCGGACTGCTCGCGGACGGAGCGCAGCCGGCGCTCGTACCACGTAAGACCGTCGCTCGCTTTGCCGATCCCCTCAGCCTCAGCAATCCGCGCCTTGCGCGCAGCCCCCGCGCCCGCGACCTGCTCGGCGCGAAGTCGCCGCCAAGCCGCCCGCAGTCGTGCGATCGTCCCGATCTCCGCGGCGGCCGCGGGCGCCGCCGT